TTTTCTCTTAATATGACATTCATCTTAGAAAAGATATTGATGTCCAGAAGATCTTCGATAACATCCCTACGATGTCCAGCATTGAGTTGCATAAATGGTATAAACGAAGAGCTACCTAGTACAACAACCTGATGGAAACTCTTATGGTTGAGTTTCAGGATGTTTTGCTCGAGTATCTTCTGGTATTCATTAGCGTGAGATGACTGATTAATCATAATGCCATCTTTCCATATCTCAAATATAGTTGGCTTTATTCCTCTTATAATCTTAAAATAAGCTTTGCCTATGTAAAACTCAACTTCAACAACGCACTGTTTTTGATTTATCGAATTAACAAGCTGACTTTTCATAATCTTACGATGCGGTTTTCCAAACAACGCGAATGATAATGCATCGAGCATGGTAGACTTACCAGCACCATTATGACCTACTACTAAAGTAGACTTATGCTTATTTAAGTTAATTTCAGTGAAACTGTTTCCAGACGACAAGAAGTTCTTGTACTTAATACTTTTAAATATAATCATGCTATTTCTAAGGTTTGTGCTTCAGTCATAAGTTCACGCATCTGAACTTTAATTTTATCTTTATCTAAATCTGTATCTACTGCATCGATGTACGTATCTACTATCTCGGTAGTATCTTCAAAATTCATGTCTTCATCGTCTACATTTGCGCCTATGAACTCATTAAAGTTTTCAGCTATTTTAAGTTCATAAATATCTTGATTTTGTATGTTGTCGATAAATCTATCAAAGGTAAATGGATCTGTCTTATTTGCCACAACGATCTTAACAAATTTTTTAGATAAATCTTTATTATAACTATTATAATCTATTTCTTCATCATTGTAAACAACTTTTTCAAATAAAGTGTTATTATTTCTTATTTTTTCAATTTGTCGAGTTTCAGTATCTATTATGTGAAAGAACTTTGGATCATGAGCGTCTGACCAGAAAAACTCCATTTGACTTCCTAAGTACCATATATTATCTTTTTTGGAACCAACGTGGTAATGTCCAGTGAGAACCATCTCAAATCTTTTAAATATATCAGGACTCATACCATGAGTATTAGTTAGTCCTCTCATCATTTCAAAACCTTTAAGTTCAAGATGAGCGCCAATCCAATCTGCCTTACAATCTTTTATAAAATTCATACATTGTTCGTAATTGTCATTACAAATCCAAGGGACTAGTCCAATATTTAAAGAACCATATTTCATAACTTTAGGTTCCATTACAATATTAACTTCATTCATATAATGGCCTAAACATTCTTTCAAAGAGTTTAACTCGTTAGTATTCTTGTAGTACGTGTCATGGTTGCCGGGGATAATATCCATCGACATTCCTCGTTTTCGTAACTGATCTAAAAATATTCTACGGTTATTATTTAATGCTTTGAAGTTAACAAACTTGCGATGATCATAATAATCTCCAAGATGCAATATTTGTTTTATGTTTTGCTTCTCGCATTCAGGAAAAAAAACTTCATTATAAAATTTTTCTGCATTATCTAAAAAGACTTCAGATGAGTTACGTATACCGCAATGCGTGTCGTTTAATACGGCTATCTTCATTGCATAAACTCGCTTAAGTCTGAATCTGCAATCTTAGTTCTTCTTTTTTTCTTTTCAGTTTTTACAAACTCTTTTATTTCTTGATCTGAAGTTCGTACTCTTTCTATTCTATCTCTTAATGTATCGACAAAATGAGAAGATACTTGTTCGCCAACTCCTCCACCTTCAAGTTCGTTGTCTACAAAATTTTCTACTCCAGCTTTAGTAAGATATTTAAGTTTTATATCTTGTTGCTTCTTTTCTTTTGTTATTCTTCTTAAGAATGCGTACCAAGTTATTTGTGTAAAGTACGCGAATGCGTTTGGTTTACCTGTTCTTGTTGCAGCTTCTAAGTTATAATTGCCTATTGCCTTTAAACAGTTTTCAACTGCGTCCATTACCATCTCTTCTCGATAAGTGTATCTTATAAAATTTGCTTTATGCGATAAACCTTCAGCTATTCTTAAAAAACAAGACGCTATATAATCTGGTACTTTTGGAATAGGTGTTTCTTTCTTGCGTGCTTCTTCGACTTTCTCTACGTAACTTACTACTGCAGTAGAAAAGTCAGAATTATTCACATAATGAATACTTTTTTTACGTGCCATTTTACCACCTTTCATAATCTATTATACAACAAAAAAACACATTTGTAAATATATTTTTTTATCTCTTAGTCGTGAAAAAACTTGTATACAAATTCCCAAAAGTATGATATAATAAAAGAGTAGTTTGAGGGGGGAAGGAATATACCCTTTAATGTATCGTCTTATCGCTTTTAGGTCTAAACTGCAGAATATTATCTCCTTTATCAGAATCATCCGGAAGAGGATCTTCAGGTTTCATACCATACTTTTTCTCTAAAAATAAGTCCATCTCTTCGTCGGTCATGTCTCTGATAGCGTCATTTATTTCGTCTAAGTTAGCATAAGTTGTTCTTGACTTAGACTTGCCTTTGTTTTGTAATTCGTGCGATATCGCTCTTAAGCATGCTTTGTAATGTTTTAAAATATCTGGGGTTGGATTACTCGATACTACTATGTGTGATGAGTTTATCGTTTGCAATGATGAAGGATCGTCTTGAAAACTTAGCCAAGGTCTAAAGCAAAAGAATTTAAAACCTCTGTAAAAATCTTCGTGAGATACAACTCGAAGAGCTTTGTTAACTACAACATCTGCAATATCGTCGCCTGTGTTCCAGTCCAATACTTCGCAAACTATTTCATCGTTGTTTGTAAGTTTAAATTGTTTTATGTTATGATCTTTCATAGCTCTACTTTATAAGTTTTATGATTAAATTTTTCTCTTCCATAAATTCGTAATCTCTCGTCTGCATGTAATATTCCATAATTTTTTCTTGACTTCCAGCTTATGTCATCGATAATATCATATAACGTAGTATCTCTTCCATCATCTGTTTTTCGTAAACCTCTTCCTATACTTTGCAAGACTCTTATCTGCGATTTAGATGGAGATGCAAATACTATATTATGTAGGTTCCTAATATTTATACCAGTACTAAATGTGCCAAGAGAAGCTACCGTAATAGAGTCTTTCTGTTTTTCAACTATAGCTCTTATCGCTTCTCGATCTGTAGCTGGAGTATTTCCTGATACGAAAAAAATCTTGCGACTTTCATTTACTTTATTTTTAATCATATCATATAGTGGCTTACCGTGTTTATCAACGTAATTATATAAAACTAAAGTATTCCCTTGTAAGTCTAAAGAAAGATTGGTGATAAACGTATTTCTTTTCTTGTGCGCCACTACATATTGTATTTCATCTTGGTATTTTTGTTTTCCAAATTCTTTTCTTGTTTTTTCATCGTGCTCGAGTATGATTCTTCGTATTGATAATTTAGCGAGCGTATCGTTATCTTGTAATGCTCGTGTGCTTGTGACCCTATAAATTTTACCGAAGAGTCCTTGTAAAACCAGTTCATGCGTCAACGCTCCATCTAATGTTCCAGTAGTGCCGAATCTGTATTCTGCTTCAGTACATTTATTCATAATGCTCGTTAAAGATTTTGATTTAAATCCATGGCACTCGTCGCCAAATACAGTACCAAATCTTTCAAACCATTCTTTTGGAAATTTATATATTGATTGCCAAGTACTTATAATAACTCTTTTAAAAGTATTCTTATCTTTACCAGAATAAATCTTATGGCAATGTCTATCAACGTCGTATCCGTAAGATTTAAAATCGTTATACATTTGTTCTACCAAAGATGTAGTTGGTACTACTATCAATATATCTTTTCTAGATTTATCTAGTGCAGATAATAACCATCGCATCATTACGTATATTATCAAAGACTTACCAGAACCAGTTGGCGAAAGTAATATAGCGCTTTTTCTCTGTATTCCGGTACATACTGCGTCAAACTGGTAGTCTCGTATTTTAAAAGGTAGTTTTAAAGCTTCGATAAACTTCATCATAAAGTCTACGTTTATCTGATTACCTTCATTAGGATTTCCGTACTCAGTATCTTCTATGTCTATCTTATATTCTCTGCTTTCAGCAAAAGATATTATTTGTGGAAATAAACCTGCAGATATTTCTCCAGTTATTTGATTAAAGAGTCTTATTTTTCCGTCCCATATTCTATTTCGATATGCTGGCATAAATTTATACCCCGGAACGTAGAACGAAAAAAATTCTCTTAGTTCTGCTCCTATGCCTCTATCGCATTCTACTTTAAGTATCGCGTGATTTAATTTCCTGACTCGAATTGTTTCCATTTGATTATGTTCGATATAGTTTGGTGTCGCCATTTTAAGTTATCTATTATCTCTGTTAATGTGTCTATTGTTGTTTTCCAATATTGTATTTTCTCTTCTGATTTTTGTATTTCAGGATCGCTATCATAATAATAATCCATCTCTCCTTTAAGTATCTTTAAACCTTCGAACGGATCTGGATCCCAACCTTTTTCTTTTAAAGTTTCTTGATCCATCTTACCGTTATAGTACAACCATTTTTCTTTTAATAATCTTTTTTGATCGAACTCCGCGCGTCTTAATTCAAGCTTTGCAGTTGACCACAGTTGTAAATATTTTGAATGCAATTTTGGAGTTTGACGGGAAGTATCATCTAGTTGGTTATTTTGTATAATACAATCTTGTTGCCACATTTCGTGGACTTTTTTCAAATCAATCATAATGTCCTCAATAATATTATATATTAACCTACAGAGCCAGCAACATTAAATGAGTCTGAATCTGCAAATGCACCTGTTGTCGCGTTCTTATTTAGTATATCAAAATACGTAAATCTAAAAGACGCTCCAAACGTTAGGAACGACTCGCCTCCGCCTGTTGATTGAAACTGTATATCAGTTAAAGCTACCGG